ATGGCCCGCAGGCTATCCACAAGCACCGCAATCGCATAGGCGGAAGCCTCTGCCCATTTGGCAAGCGTCCCATCGTCGCGAAGCCGGCTGATGCCAGCGACCGCGTTGTCGGTCCCAAGCAGGATCTTCTTGAGTTCCTCGGCCAGGACCGAAAACGCTGGAATGGCGCTTGTCACCAGGGTCTGGGAGACAAAGCTGCTCTCCGCCCGCATCCGCGCCATGGCTTTGGAGGCCTTGTCGGCCTCCTCGATCTGCTGTGCGGTGAGCCTGATGTTGAGGTTTTGGTTTTCTGCGAGATCCTTCAAGAAGGGCAGCATCGAGGCACCAGACTTGCCAAAAAGGTCCATGGCAAGAGCCGTTTTGCCTGCACCATCCTCGAACTGGGCAAGTTTCAAAGCGACATCGTTGAGCACCTCTGCCGGATCGCGCAGATTGCCGCCAGAATCCTTGGCCGTGATCCCAAGGAACTGCAAGGCCTTGCTGGCGTCGGCTCCTTCGTCATCCACGCCGGCAAGGGCCTTAGAGAGTTTGGAGAGATTGGTGCCAATCGTCTCCATGGCGGTGCCGGAGATCGTCGCAACGGGGGCCAGGCCCGATAAGGCCGTGGTGCTCGCGCCAGTCTGCTCGGACAACTGCTGTAAAGCTGCCGTTGCCTCAATCGTCCTGTCAATGAAATCGCGCAACGCGCCAACCGAGGCCGCACCAACCGCTACCGCAAAAGCGGTCTTGGCGACCGTTGCGACCTGCTGGAGCGAGTTCTTCATGTCATTGGCATGACGATCCAGAAGGCGCGCGGTTCGCCCCAGATCGGCCCGAAACTCAGACGTCTCGGCCGAGAGCTTGACAACAAGCGATCCGAGGTCAGCCATGCTTTTTCACCTTGTGGGAAAACAGTGCCTTGAATCGGGCCACATTCAGGCGGGCATCGTCCCTAGGCTCGGTCCTCTCCACGAAGGGCATGAAGTCTTCCGGCGAAAACGCGCGGGCGTGCTTAGCCCTGTTGGCGTTCGCAAAGGTTGAAGCAATCACACCGCTTCTGAGATCGGCACGCATGTCGCCAAATGGCTCGATTTGGTAGAAGGCCATCCACTCGGTGAGTTCGTCAGATCCGATGCGGGCGAGCAGCTCGCGCACCGGCATCCCCAGCGCAAGCGCCAGGCGAAAGACGAACCGTCGGGTGGGGTTGGCCTTCAGGCCTTTTTTGCGGCTGCCGCCTGCTCGGTACCGATGCCGTTCAGACGCTGGGCCACCGCAAACACACGATCGAGCGCCCGCGCGCTCTTGCGACCCAAGGCAGCAATCTCGCGATCTTCAAAGAGGCGTACGCCGCTCTCATCACACAGGGTGAGTGCTACGAGTCGGGCTCGGACGTTTTCCATGCGACCGTCACGCTCACCCTCGCGGGCGATGAGACTGGTCTCAAAGGCATCGCGATCGGTGCCGCTCATCGTGCGCACGTACACATCGCCACCCCATTCGGGGACGTGAACGGTTTCGCGCGGCAGGTCGTCAGCAGCCAGGATGGCGTCTTTGGAGAGAATATTCATGCGCTTCATGCCTCCGTAATGTCGCCATCGATTTCAATCGTCACGCTGGCCTCAACCACCGCATCCACGCCGCCTTGGACGCTGAACTGCGTCACATAGCCGTAGAAGGTCCAGGTTGCGGCCGGCGTGGTATCCGTAAAGGTGATTTTGAATTGGCGACGAGTACGATTCGCGCGGTCAGTGCGTAGCCCCTGGTGCACAGTGTCATCAGGGTTGAAGTGCAAAGACAGAGAGAGCTGACCTTCATCGCGAAGACCAACCCGCTTTTCTTTGGCAGTCGATGCCAGATTGGTGACATCGATGACCGATGCCTGCCCGCCAGGTCCTTGGAAGGACACGACGTTGGGGATGGTCTCAAAGGTGGTCGTACCGAAACGGGCAATGGTGATGCCCTGCGCGGTGATCGCAGTACTAGGCATGAAAGGCCTCCAGGTAGGTTTTGAAGAAGGACCGCACAACCACCGTTACCGGTAGTAGGTGAAGTCCACAGAAATCCGGTAGATGCCGGCTTGAGGGTCGAAATCGGTCAGGCCCATGCGTACATCGGCCACGGTGTTGATGTCAGAGAGCAAGGCCGAGAGCACCTGGTCTTGCAACTGTTCGCAGACTGCGAGCGTTCGGGCATAGGCGTCCACCTGTACCCGGGAACGCCTGAGCGGATTGGGGCCGTCAAGCGCGATGACCCGTTCCTCATCAATGGGCGTGTACACCAGCGTCGGGTACTGAGCGTCCTGGGGAGCTACGACTGCATAAACCTGACCGCCCGCCAACTGCTTGATGGCGTCGTAAAAGTCCTGCATCGCTAGCGTCCATTCAAGGCTTTGGCCTCGATCTCGATTCGCTCAGTCAGGCGCTCCTTGATGGCGTCCACAGCTTCACGCCTGCGGGACTCAAGCGCCGGGCGCAGGAAAGGTCGGGCGGCCATCTTGCGGGTGCCAAACTCCACAAAGCGCCAGTACCAGGCGTCTTGCGACAGGTTGCCGCGTTTGCCCTGGTTGCGATACTTCTTGCCATGGCGTACCAGCACATAGAACGTCTGGCGGCCTCCGCCGGAAAGCTCACGGATGTGCTTCATGATCACTGAACGTTTGAGCGTTCCGGGTGGCGGTTGCTTGGGACCAAGCGACTGAGCGGCTTTGGGTGCCCGCGAGCGCGCCTCATCGCGGATCACCTTTGCACCAGCGTAGACCGAGGCTCGCAGCCCCCGGTTTGCGATGCGTTGGGGAAGTTCCCGAAGTGCGCGATCGAGTTGCGCCAGGCCCTCGATGCGTACGGTTTGAACCCTAGCCATCTCGAAGTCCTTCGCTTGCTAAGAGGATGATGGCGACATTGGCCTCATCGTCATTGAGTGCTGCGTGAATGGAAAAAATCCGGCCCCGAAAGAGCACACGCATCCGCGCAACGACCTGGGGATCATCAAGATCGGATCGGTAGCGAACCGTGATCTGATGCGTCACCTCCGCTGCCACCCGGTCTGCAATCCGAGCTTCCCGTCCCGAAAGGGGCTGGATGTCTGCCCAGACGGTTGCCACATCTGCCCAGACTTGAGTCGGAGCCCCGAGAGCATCATTGACGGTTGTGGGCTGCTGAATACGCACGCGGTGATTCAGTTTCCCGGCGCTGATGACGCTCATACGAGGCTCACCTTGAAGCCGTCAAGCAGACCGTCCACAAAGGGCAAGGGATCAATGCGACCGCGGGTGAGCACCGACATCTCTTCCCGATGCCCGTAGAGACTTCCCACCCGCAACTTGATCCAGCTTTTGAGACCCTCAGGCACTGCACTGGCAGCGCCGTAGCCCGCATCAAAAGTGACTGAAACAGCCCCCATCTGAGGCAAGGTAGGCGGCCAAGTCGTTCCAAACACTGGCGTGATGCGCGCCGGTTCGCAGGCCACATCGAGCACATAGTCACCGGCTGGCATCACCTGAGTGGTGCCATTCATGTCCAGATACTCGATGCTCACCACCGCCTGAACCGGGCATTTGGCGAGCAGGATCGCATGACCCGGCAAGCTAAATGATGTACCGGTGGCAGATTGCATCAGCGACGGCCCAGGAAAGGCATCGAGCACCAGCTTCCAGCGAGCAGTGATCAACTGCCTGCCGGTCTTGGTCTCGGCTGCCTGGCGGGCTGCGGTGATGAGTGAGCCAATCAGCAGGTCATCATCGCCACCGTCCACCCGCAGGTGTTGCTTTGCCTCGGCAAGCGAGACGGGCTCTTCCGCGGGTGGGGTGACGAGTTGCAGCGGCATCAGACGACCTGGACGACAGCAGCCTGGTTAGCCGTGCTTGCTGGGAGTTCGCGAGCATTGATGCCCAACACCTGCGCGGCGGTCTGACTCGCTGCCACCCCTACCGTGACGGACAGGCGTACAAAGCCAAAGCCAGTGACCGTATCAAGGTCCTCGGGCTTGACGTTGATGAGTGCCTGCTTGTTGTCACCGGTGGCCTTGACGATCTGGCTGATCGCTTTACCAGTGATGTCCTTGGCGCCGGTGCCCAAGGCATCTTGGGCCTGCTGGAGCTTGGCATCGACCGTAGCGCCTGTGCCGAGCACGCCGGTCTGGACAATGGCCAGAAGGCCGTGGTGGTTGGCCACTGAGATCCAGCCTGTGGCGGCGGTTCCGGCCGCTTGGCTGGAGGGATCGAGCGTAGCGAGGATGGCGAGCAGTTCACTGCCCTTTGCATTGGGAAACATGAGCGTTCTCCTTAGGAATTAGGGCGATCAGCGCGCGCCCAGTTGAATGAACGGGGACATCGTTGCGCTGCCCTTGGCCGGCGAAATCGGTGCGGAGACCTTGGACTGACCGTCCATGCGGAAGGTGGTCCTGAAAGCCGTCAGATCAGCATCGAAGTACAGGTGCATCGAGGTTGCGGTCTGCAAGCCTCCAGCTTTGGTGATCGTTTGGTAGTACGAAAGGTCGACCAGAAGCACATCGCCTTGCCCCGAGAAGGTGTTGGCGTGCTGCGAGACGAAAACCGGGCGCCCCAGCAGGGTTCCGTAAGGCGAGACCTGAATGCCGCCAACCGACAGCCCATTGGGCAGATAGATCGGGTAATTGCCCAGGGTCAGGGTAAAGAGCGCCGGGAGCACATCGTTGTTCACGATCCAGACCGAGCGGGCGAAGCTGCCAGTGGGCAGGCGCGAGATCATCTTGGCCAGGTTCTGCGGCAGCAGCGTCTGCGTGGCCTGACCGCTCTCCTTGGCCACGGTCACGGTTGCGCCGGCAGTCAGGGCGCCAATCGGAACCCCGTTGCCCGCGCCAAAGAGAATCGATTCGTTGGTTTTCCAGCGAATCGAGTCGGCCACTTTCTCGGGCAGGTAGCTCGTGAGCGCGTTGGCGTCATCCAGCAACTCGTCGGTCGTGGGCACCAGCGCCATGAGCTTTTTCAGGCGCAGGGTCGAGAGACCCAGAACGGGCTTGGTGGCGACTGCCGAGGCGGCCTCTCCCTGCCAGTAGGCGCGGATGCCATTGGTTCCCCAGGGGGTGGTCTCGTCCTTGGGGAAGGCCATGCTGTTGCCACTGATCTCCACGTTGTCGGTAAGCGGCAGCAGCGAGTCTTCGCCCAGCGACAGGCGGAAGATCTGCTGCGAGAACTCCGGCGGGACCAGGAAGCCACCGTCCTGACCAGACCCTTCGTTTCCGTAGGTGCTAGGGGCCGCAGCGCCACGGCCGCCGCCAATCAGGAGACGTTCATCGACCGACTTGCCGGGCTTTTCTGCCTGGAAGACGGCCTGCATGAATTCACCCACGGTCTTGAAGCCGTGTTTTGGGTCGGCTTCGCGGTTGTCAGTGACAGTGATGTAGCTGCCAGCCGACGCATCGGCCGTCATGGCCATTTGCGCCTCCTCGGCAATCAGGGCCGACTCGCGGTCAATGGCCGCAGAAGCTGCCTCAATGCGGGTCTTCAGTGCATCAAAGGCCGAAGTCTCTTCGTCGTTCATGTCGCGGCTATCTGCTGCGGCACGGTCAGTCAGCGCTCGGGCTTCTTTGATGAGGCCAGCTTTGCGAGCCTGCAGTTCACGGAGTTGCTTACTCATTTGGGTTCTCCAGAAATGAAAATGCCGCCCATCACCTCTCGGTGCGGCGGCTCAGATGGAATGAAACGGGTAACGACCGTCGGGTCGTATTCGGACCTGGCGCTGCTCGACGGAGCAGTTCCGGGGTGGGGTTACAGCAAAGCCAGGGCGTCCCGGGCTTGCCTCAGACGCGTGGCTCCGGGCTTACTCAGTTGCCGGGCATCTCGTCGCATTTTTTTGATGACTTCGTCCAGGGTGGCGATGCCATCGACCATGTTTTGTGCCAGCGCCGCATCGGCCCCGAGAACGCGCCCTTGGCCCATGCCTTCGCGCACCTGGGAGATCGGCACCCCGCGGCCACGAGCGACGGCCTTGGTGAAAGCAGCGTAGTAATCGTCCACTCGGGATTGCATAAAGGACTGGGCCTCTGCATCCAGTGGGCTGTAGGGGTTGCCTTCAACCTTGAACTTGCCTGCCGAGATCAGGGTGGTTTTGACGCCAGCCTCATCCAAGGCCCGGCTGTAATCCTGGTGGGCCTGCCACACGCCAATCGACCCCACCTCGCCACCAGGGGTGACATAGAACTCGTTCGCAGAGCATCCAATCCAGTACGCGGCTGAGGCTGCCAGTGAGTTGGCCACGGCAACGACCGGCTTTTGGATACGCGCCGCCTGGATTTCATCGGCAAGCTCGGCCACCCCGTAGACACTGCCACCCGGGCTGTCGATATCGATCAGGATCTGGCCCACCGTATCGTCGGCAAGTAACTGGCGCAGCGCCGCAGAAAATTGCTGCGTGCTGGTACTACCCGGTCCGGAGACATCCTCGACCATGTTCCCGCGCTGAGTGACGACACCATACAGCGGCAGCACTGCGATACCTCCAGAGGACTGCACCGCAGCTGCCTGACGCCGCGAGTCGCGGATCACGCGATCGACCTGGATTCGGATCATGTTCTCGGACTCTGCAGGGATGCCCGCAGACCAGCGCATGACCACGCCTGCCAGGGCGTTAAGTCTTTCGGGCATCAAGGCCCAGGGGGTCGCCAGAAACTCGGCGACCAGCAATTGGTGATTCATGAATTCATTCCCAGTTGGATGAGTGATTGGCGCAGGTCTGGCTCTGAAAGATCCCGACCGTCCTGTTCTTGTGCCCAGCGCTCGGCATCTGCCACGGGTACGGCCAAGGCTTCTGCAATGAGGCCGATCTCCTTTTCATCAATCGCGCCAGAGCGACTGATGCGTCGAGCCCAGCGGTCAGCCGCGCTTGTCAGAACTGCACGTAGCCGCGCGCGGGCTTGCTCATCGACCGGTTCCGGCGGCTCCATTTCGCTGTCCGTCCCGGCATCAGTTGGCTCAGCCTCCTCGGCGTCACCTTCCTCCACCATGTTGAGAGGCCGCAAGGGCTCGTCCAAACCTTCCAGCGGATTGAGGTTCTCCGCCACCCGTGCTTCGTTGCGAGTGAGCCAGCCGTTTTGAATGCCGCTTTGGTAGTAAGCCGACCGGCTGGCTGCGTCACCACGCATCAGGTTCGCAAAATCGAACTCGACTTCCAAATCGTCGCCATCGAGCAGCAGTTCGGAGCCGATCGAAGCCTCCCAGCGCTCGGCCCAGGGCGTCATCGTGTGCATCACGAACTCGAGCGACTGCTGCTCAATGTTCGAGAAAGTTGCACGGTCCAGGTCTGCAATCATGTGGGGCGGCACGCGGAAGATCCGGGCGATGTCCGTGATCTGAAACTTGCGAAGCTCCAAGAACTGGGCGTCCTTGTTTGTCACGCCCACCTCGTGGAACTTCATCCCGTTTTCGAGGACCAGTACCTTGCCGCGGTTGGCGCCGGACTGCGCCGCCTGGTAGGACTCGCGAAAGACCTTCTTGGCTTCGGCATCCTTAAACGACCCCGGAAACTCGATCCACCCGCCAGTGGGTTTGGCGTCATTCGCAAAAAACCGTGAGCCGTAGTCTTGCGCAGCCAAGGCCATCCCAAGGCTCTCCCGGGCCAGATCAATCGGACTCATGCCCATCAATCCGTCTGAAGACAGCCCCCGCAGATGCCAGACATCCCCACGCGGCAGGACGGTTTCGTCGCCAAATCGGTCTGTCACCCGGTAGCGAAATTCTCCTGAGCGCAGCAATTCCATGCGCACCCGGTCAGGATGGATGGGCACCAACTCCACGATCTCACCGCGGGCGTTGGTGATGATCTGGCAATACGCGTTGCCGCGCAGGGCCAGATGGCCTTGCAGCATCTCCCGCCACTCGAACGGGTTTTGGTACCGGTTGGGTCGGCGGCAAAGCAAAGTGTGCAGCCAGTGATCGGTGACCCGGTCTTTTCCACCATCGGCCCGCTTTCGGTATAGCACGATGGGAAGAGACGCCATCGTCTCGGACAGAATGCGCACGCAGGCATAAACCGCCGAGAGTCGAAGGGATGCATCAGGGGTGACGCGAACGCCACTGGATGTCCTGGCCGATACGGGCTCA